AAGCGTCACCATCAGTGTTAATGTCACCTTTAAACAAGGCATTGCCAGCAGTGTCAATGGTGAAGTTTGGCACACCACCTTGTGCGCCAACAATGCCGTTTTCGGTGATGGCAATACCAGAGCCACTTGTGACAACGCCAGATGTATTCCAAGTAATTGAGCCAACTTTAATGCCGCCCAAGTCTTGCGGAACAATTGTCCCTGTCAAGATGTTTGACGTTGTTTTGCTTACCTTGTCAGCAACGTCAATGTAGAGGCCATCTATTTCCCCTTGCAAAATTGCGATATTGCCTGACTCGCTGTTTACTGGCGACCAAACAAACGCAGAACTTGTTGGCGATTGACCTGATTGACCAATCTCATTGCCTACGACATATGCAAAGTAATATGTGCCACCAGACAAAGACAAATTCAGGAAATCGTAGTTAGCGCCGTTGACCGCGCTTGTGCCTACTGGTGTAGATGCAGAAGCAATTAGCTTCCAATCAAAAGCAGCGGGTGATGTGGATGTTGTGTAGTACAGGTTGCCATAAGTCACGCGACCAGTTGTCGGCACAACAACACGAACACCAAATGTCGCTGGTGTTGTGCTTGGGCTTGCGTTGATAACTACAGGCGTAGACAGCGCAGAGAAGAAGTTGACAGATGGCAAACCACTGTTAGAAATTGGGGCAAACTGATTGATTGTCTGATCGTCATAGACCTGTGCGTTGTACTCGTTCAACTCAAGACGAGCGCCAAGCGAACCATCAGGCAACGATGCCTCGTTTACCTTCATTACACGGAACAATTTAGCGTTCCAACCGTAATCCGAGTTGGTCACACTGACAACATCACCAGCATCAACTTGGATGCCGAAATATGTTGTGTTGAAGCTGACAATCAAATCTTCACGGGCTTGCTCAAGCAGCCTGTTGGCAAGATAGCTGGCCTGTACAGAATCGTTTACCAAGTCGTATGTGATGCTGTACTTGTTGACAGGCTCGTTCGGATACAGCAAGCCGCTTGGCGTTTGAATGTTGATGAAGTTGGCTTGGTCACGGTTTTCCTTAAACGGAAACCGAGCCTCGACCTGATTAATAGAACTGGTGATGTCTGTCGCACTTACGCGAATGTCACCAATAATGTTGTTGTCTGTAAACGCAAACTCGGCAGTCTCGGGTTTGTTTACAACAACAGCCCACTGACCCAACGCTGCGTTGTATGCCATCCAAGAATCGCAAGCAGACATGATGCGATCAATGTTTGACAGCACAGACTCACCCGCATCCAAAACGCCATTGATGCGGTAACGGGCTTGCGTAGAAGGCGAACCACCGCTATTGGTAAACGTAATCAGCGCATCACTGTAAGCGTTCAGTGTTGTGCGGCTTGTGCTGTCCACAAATGAAGGATTTACTGCACCACCATAAACAGTGTTTGTGATGTAGTCATACCAAACATCTCCCGGCTTTGCTACACCCGTGCCACGCAGCGTATGAGACACCTTAAACGTGATGGGCGACAGTTGGGTAGTGCCAGCATCACGGTTGTAAATCAGCTTAACAATTGCAAAGCCAAGACCGTTCATTTGCCGTGTGCCTGTCCATCGCTGACCAACAGCAATATCACTGCCACCCATTACAGTGCTTGGAGCCGCAGCGCCGTTTAATGGCGTGATAGTTCCAGCAGCGGTTGACCTGTACAAGTTGATGAACAAGTTACCGTTAATCTTTGTGTCTACGTTGCCAGCCTCATCAGTCAAGCTAACAACCCTTGTCTGGTCTGTACCATCAAACGCAATCTTTCGATCACCGTAGTACATATCGGTGGTGTCAAACGTAAACTGACCATCAGGGCTAATGCTTGAAATAGCCAAGACGTAATACATCGTCTTTTGGTCGGTGGTTAACACAGCATCGACAAATGTGCCGCCCATGTAGGCGTTGCCGTAAACAATCGGAATGGCGTTTACCGCGCTTGGCGGCACTTGCTGGCGAACACCCATGTCTTGCTGACGCTCTGAATTGTCTGCAAAAACGCGAGTGACAATTTGAGATACAGCAAAGTTGATTGCAAAAGCGGCAGCAGTCTGTGCCAATGTGAATGCCGCAACAGCCGTATTGGTGGCATAAGCAACAACTAACGATCCGACCATTTTTATTCCTTCACAAATGTTGCGCCAAGAGGCTTGTAACCTCTGCGTGTGTAATCAATCAGTGGGCCATTTGCCGAGATTGACGTACACACAAAATCAATGTCACCAGCTTCAAGCATAGCCTTTGCATGGTCATCAAACGCTTTCCAAAGCCTACCGCCAATTGTCCCATTCCTGTGTTCTGGTTCTACCCACCAAAGCAACTCGTTCAACTCTTTTACTTTTGGCGACCAGATGTTAGAAGACCTGTAAGCCACAATCGCGCCGCGCATATGCGTGTCGATGTAAATGAAACCACGGCCTTGAATGATGCCGAACAAAAGTTCCTCAACATACTTAGGGTTGTGGTTGCTTTGGTCGCCAAGTTTCTTAATTGGGTTTTCATACGCATATGCCTCAACGATTTCTAACAATCTTGGTATGTCGTATCTTGTCGCTAGTCTTATCATTCACCAGCACTCTCATTCACAATGGTTGTTTCGCTGGCTTGGGTTTGTGTCTTAGGTGGTGCGCCAAAGTCAAAGTATTGATTGGAAATCTCTGACACACGATTCATAGACGTATCGTTGGCATAGATAAACTGCCAGTTGCTTTTGTTTGTCTTCACACCAGACAATCTGTTTTCCAGAATGCGGCGCATAGATGAGCAAGCAATAGAGCAAGTAGCAATCCTTTGCCTCAACTCAGTGTTGAAGTCTTCAGTGATTGATACGCTACTGACAATACCCTGATAACGCTTAAAAAACTGCGTTGTAGGTGTTGTAATGATTTGGTTGTTGGAGTTAAAGAACCCACGCCAAACCTCAACAATCGATCCTTTGATGTCGTTGCTAAGAATGACAGCAATGTTTGCCGGGTCAATACCCGTCAACTGAATTGTCATGTCATCAGATGTGGCTTTGATGTCACGCTGAACATCACCAACACTGAGCAAAGCCCCAAGATTGTTAAACGTAATGCCGCTGACCGTGATGGGCGCAGCAGCATTGCAAAAGGTGTAAACCGTTGCAGCAGTGCCGACTGTCAGCCGAACAAACTCTGCATGGTTAATTTGTGGGCCAGTTACAGCATTGATTGTTGTCATGTGATGTATTCCCGAAATACAAACGGTTGATCCCAATTGACAAAAGCGCCGTTTGTCATTGGTGTAAGAGTATATGTTGGGCAGACTTCAGCCACAACATTAAATGTGCAAGCATTGCCAATCGATACAGTTGCGCCAGAAGTAGGCGTTCCAATCAGCGGCCTGTGGATGTTGACAGAAGCGCCAGCAGAGTCTGCTGTGATCTTGTAGGTATAGCCACCCACCATGATGAAATCACCCGCCTTAAACGTCCCGTTAGAGGTCAGGGCAAGCGTTTGTGTGTTGGGGGTAGGCGTACCATTCAATGTGGCTGTAGTAGCCGTGCCAAGTTTCTGTGTAAACCACGACAACAAGCTACTGTTAAACACAATCGTTTCTGGCAACTGGCGATCTTTATTATCAATTGCTTGGATGATGGCCCTAGCTGTCGGGTAGTACAAGAAGTTGTTAGGCGTAACCGTAAACACCCAAGGCACAGCCGTGAGGTACTGAGCCGTAGTGATAAAGCCTGACCTAGCAACTTGCTGCCCAACCATGCGGCGGTTGTTCACCGTCATGGACTCTTGATTCTCAAATATCGTTTGGAAGCTCATGCACGACCCCTGTTGACTGCCAATGACTTGTTGGCATATTGATTAGCCGCCCAAATCGCGTTAGAACTGTTCAGCAGCCTGTCTTCAAACGACTTGGTGTCAATGGCATTAATGTAGTTGTTCGTCACGTTGGTAACGCCACCCATGTTGCCCATCTGATTGTTAGGAATGATTGTCCCGGAGCCAGAAGGAACAAACACTTCAGGGCCACGCTCTCCAACAAGATAAGGCGTGTTGTTTGTCACAGAACCGCCAGCAGCCCTACGAGCAAATCCAGCATCTTGCGCGGCAAGCAAATTTGTTTGCTGTGATCCGGGAATAGTTCCATATGTTGATGCCGCGCTTAAATTGCCAAAAATGCCACCGAGAAAGCGTAGCATTGCTGCCCTCATTTGAATGGCAATTAAGTCTTGAATAATGCTACGGGTCAAATCCTTCATGCTTAACTTACCTGTCTTGACAAAGTTGTCAATTGCAGAAGTTAAATTGCCAAACACACTGTTGAACACTTGTTCTGTGCGTCTTGCGGATTCTTGCATCACCACAAACATTTTTTCCATTTGTTCTTGGCGATCAAGCTGACCCATCAAGAAATCACGTTCAGGACTTACTTCGGCCTCTCTACGCTTACGAGCATATTCAAGCGAAACCTGAGCAAGCCGTTGCTCTGTTTGTGTCGCGTAAATCATTTGATATTTCAACTCAAGAGACTCACGTTGAAATTCAAGCTCACGGGTTTGCGCTTGCGAGGCAGTACGCATAGCAGCCCTGCGATTGTCCTCAATTGCAAAAGCAGCAGCAGCCTCGTTCCTCAATCGTTCTTCTTCAGCAAATTCTGCAATAGTGTTTTTGGTTTGGATTTCTCGTATCTTGGCAGCAGTTTCGGTTGCAATAACAATAGCTTTATTCTTGTAGATTTCTAAGTTTTGCCGTGTGGCGCGACCATCTTCTTGCCTGTTTTTTTCTCTCATTTCCAACTCTGCGTCTGCCAATTTTTTAGCAGCCTCAAGTTGCAATGTTTGAATTTCGCTTAAGCCTTGCCTTGTTGCAACAAGGGTAGCTTCTGTTTTGGACTTTTCGACCTCAAAAACTTTGCTTCTCAGCATTGCTTTGTATTTGTCGTATTCGTCAATTTGTTCTTTAGCACTGCCAACATCCTTTGCAGATGTCGAACGATTTTGCAGCCGCTGAATCTCAAGCAGGTTTTCCTTAGATGCTTGCAATGACTCAAGCACCTTTCGGTAGCCGCGCACAAACACATTGTCTTCATTCTCTTTGCCAGCAAGTTTCTGCTTAATGCTTTCAATCTGCTTGTCCAAAGAAGCCATCGTTTCTGATTGCGTTGGGCCAGCAAGCAAAGACTTAAAGGTGTCCCAATAGTTACTGGTTGCCTTGGTTAAAGAGTTCCATGCACCCTCAAGCAAACCAAGCTCTCTGCGCTGTTGCTCAAGTTTTGTATTCAAAGCAACAGCAACAAGTTGTGCTGCCTCTTGTTTTTTCCCGGCTCTTTCCAATGCTTCTACTTGCTTGTATTGCTCAAGCGTCAAGAAATTCATTTCTTTGTTAAGAGCCTTTGCGCCTTCTGCTGTTCCGTTCAAGCCGCCTTTAAGTTTTTGCGTTGCCTCTGTAGCAGTGACACCAGCAATCTCTGAGTATGTAACTACTGCTTTGGCTACAGCGGTAATAGATTGTTCAGTAAATTGACCAGTAGAAATGAGGCCCAAAAATGCTTCTTTGGCATTGGCAATACTTGATCTTGTTTGACCAGCCAGCGTGTTCGACAGCTTGACAAAAGATTCTTCCGTCATGCCAGAATAATTGCCACTTAAAGTAAGTGCATCTTTAAGTCGAGCAATATCTTCTGATGCTTGCCAAGCAGCCAACCCAACAGCGCCAAGACCAACAGCTACAGTGCCAAGGCCAACGCTAAATGGCGTAAACAAAGTACCGATGGCTCGGAACATATTGCTTACGCCACCCATCACATCCTTCAATTGACCACCTTGTTGCAAGATGGCAATGAACGGGCTTTGACCTGACGCAATCTGCGTAAACAAGTCAGTGGTTTGGTAGGTCAGTTGAATCTTTTGCTGTTCGTTTAGCTTGAACTGAGCGCCAGCAGCGTTCTTTGCAGACTCAGCCATCTTGTCGTAAGCAGCAGCTTGCTGCAACAACCGATCCTTCATGTCCTTGGTGGCATTCATGAACTTACCAGAGGTAACTTCACGCTGGATCAACTCTACTTTTGTAAGCGTCTTGCCGTAGTCTTCTGTCGCATGAACCAATGCCTTCAACTCGCCAGCAGCAGAGTTTGTGTCGCGCCGAATGGCATTTTTCAGCTTGGCATTTTCGGAAATTGCCTTGTCAATAGACGCAGTAAATTCAGCCGTGTCTAACCCAAGGACAACACCAAGTCGGGCAATGTTTTGTGAGGCCATTATTTTCTCCGGCGTTCCAGTTTCTTGGCGTAGTCAGCTATGCCAACACCCAAAGCAGATTTTAGTTCAGTCAGCACGTTGTTGATGTTCTCTTGCAGCGCAGGGCGCAGAAATGGTTTTGCTGGTCTTTTTGATGTGCCAAATTCGTTAGCCAACGACACCGCACTTTTCTTGACGGACACCACGGCAATTGCACCGTCAGTGTCGTTCACATAGTCACTTTGCTTGTCCTTGTCGCTCGGAATACGAGCATCAAGACGGATAGTGTCTTTCATGTGAATTGGGTTTTTGCTGTCCCTTGGTTTGTCACCAACTGGAGCGCGAGTTTTAGCTGTCTGTAAAACCGAATCCATAGCGGTTTTAGCAGCAGGGACAAGCGTATTTCTGGCAACCAAGTCCCCTCGAAAGCCTTCAGCCATTTCCTTTAGCTGTTGCTCAAATTCAGCAAAGCCTTCCAGCTTGACAGACTTGCTTTCGGGGACGTAAGCCATGCTACTCTTTCAGGTAAGCCTCCGAACCCGGTCTGGTAGCCAAGAATGCCATCAATTGCTTGCTGGCTTGCTCTTGCTGTTGTTCCTTTGTCAGCGGCGGGACA